GCGAGAACAGCCTATGCGCTGGCCCATTAACCATAGCCACAGGAGTTACCTTGACTGTCAATGGTAATCTGGTAATAGCATGAGCGAAGTAAGAGCAGACACAATCACAGCCAGCGATGGCACAAGTCCTGTCACGCTGACGAAGCAGAGTGCGGCGAAGGCGTGGTCTATATTTGACCAAGTTAATAGCAATACCATAGATGATTCTTTCAACATTAGCACCATAACAGACAGGGGCACTGGCAGCATATATGGAAACTATACAAACAGTATGTCATCTGTAAATTATGCTGTGATGGGTGCTTCATCTCCCGTAGCGTCTGGTAGTATGTCAGCCACAAATCAAAATAGAAGCACCATTTCCTCTGCTGACACTGCTTCAAGGTATAGTATGAATGTTTATGCTGATTCATCTCAAGCAATGCAAGACGAAGAAAATCAACAGGCATTAGCACACGGAGACCTAGCATGAGTGAGATTAAGACAGACAAGCTCACGGGCAAGACTGCTGCGGGCAATGTCACTGTTACCAGCGAGGGCGGTGCAGCGACTATGCAGTTGCAGCAGGGTCTGGCAAAGGCTTGGGTAAACATTGATGGCACTGGCACTGCTGCCGTTGCAGATAATTTAAACGTATCAAGCCTAGCTGACAACGCAACAGGTGATTACACGATGTCTTTTTCTACAAATATGGGAAATGCAGTTTATGCAGTTGCTTCCCACACTGGTGGGGCGGGTCAAAATGTAGTTACAAATAGAGGCGCGTCAGGGTCTGGTTATACCTATCAGACAACTAGCAGTAATAGGGTTGGAAATAGAAACACCAGTGACCAAAATTGGAATGATTTTGACCCCATTACTGTTGTATTTTTTGGAGACCTTGCATAATGGCTGGAACAATCGCAGCGGACACTCTGACCCACAGCACCGCAGGGTCAATCGCCACGAACTATGTTGTTGAGGGCAGTGTAAAAAGCTGGGCTATATTGAATGGCACAGGAACAATCTCATTGGATGACAGCCTAAATGTAGCATCTGTTGCTGACAGTGGAACTGGCGACTATGACTTCACCCATTCTAGTGCTTTTAGTTCTAGTAACTATTGCACCACTACAGCTAAGAACAACACTTCTTCAAATCAGGGGGCCAACTTAACTTTAACAAATAGGTCAACTACTGTGCGTGGTGTTAAGTCATACGAAAACAATTCAGCAACAGACTGTTCACAAGTCTGTTTTCAAACATCGGGAGACCTAGCCTAATGCAGACACCAGACTTCAAAGGAACCCACCTGTTTGACCGGCTGTGCTGGGCCAAGGAGAACTTGGAGCCTGTGCAGTCCGATTACCGCGTGGTCTATGAGGACAGCATTGACGAGTGCGCCAAGATTCTCGTGCCGGATTTGAACTGGATGGCTTGCGCTATGCAGGGCGGCATCCTGCCCCCGGTGTGGGTCTACCACGAACTGGCAAAGGACGAAGCCCAGCCCGGCTTTACCAAGCACACACGCGGTCACTTGCTGCATGAGACAGAGCCTATGCCAGCAATGACAGAGGAAGAAGCTATTGAATACCTGATTCAGAAAGATGTGCCGCAGGCTGTCTGGCAGAATTGGGATGAGGGCAACCGCCCGAAGATGGTAATATGCCGCAAGCAGCAGTTACCGCAAACAAGAGAGTGGCGCAACGCTTGGCGCATTTCTGATGAACTAGCAGCGTAGGAGATTATAATGGCTGTTACAACTTACATTGTTGACAAGGACGGGAATCAGATTGACGCTGCAACCGCAACTGTTCCTGCAAATCGTGACTTCCGGGGTGCTTGGTCGCTGTCCGGCTCTGTCATCTCAGAGGACTTGGACAAGGCAAAAGAACTGTTCAAGGACAAAATCCGTGAGGTTCGTGGCCCGCTTCTGGCAGCAGAAGATGTGGTGTATATGAAGGCTTTGGAAGCTGATGACGCTACAGCAAAGGCAGCATCCGTTACCAAGAAACAGGCTTTGCGTGACGCACCCGCCGCATCCGCTATTGATGCAGCCACAGACATTGCTGGGCTGAAAGCGGCTTGGGATGCAGACCTTCTTGGCGACAGCCCTTACGCATAAGGATTGAGCGATGGAAATGTCCGGCCTCATTGATGTTCTAATAGGTGTTATAATCGCAGGTGGCGGTTACTGGCTGCGGACTATGCAGGCAGAGCAAAAGCGTTTGGAGATTCTGCTCAACCGCACCCGCGAAGATTATGCCACCAAGTATGAACTGCGCGATGATATGGACAAGGTCATGCAAGCCCTCCACCGGGTTGAGGACAAGCTCGACCGCCTGATAACGGAAAAATGATTCATGTGTTCCTGCTGCTTGTCTATCTGGGCGTAGGAGACGACAGGCGGCAGGTCAGCAACACGATGCACTTCGAGAGCATCATAGACTGCAATTACTTTGCAGCCGAGATAGCGAAGAGGTTTGGAAGCTACGGAAGTCTTGACGGCATTGACCCACGCGACAGGGTTATTGCCTACTGCGTCCCCCAGCAAGTCGCTAAAGGCAGCGTGGAGATTTACTGATGTTAGCCGAACTTGCCGCTGCCAACGCCGCCTTCGCCATAATCAAACAAGCTGTCAGTAACGGGCGCGACCTAGCAAATGCCGGGTCGGCCATAGCTGACTTTGTTGGTGCTAAGGAGGAACTCCGCCGCAAGGGCGAGAAGAAGAAGAAAAGCCCGTTCGCTGGTGGCGGTGACCTTGAGGAGTTTATGGCCCTTGAGAAAATCAAGGAGCAGGAGAACCAGCTCAGGGAGATGATGGTCTGGGCTGGTAGGCCGGGAATGTGGGCAGACTGGCAGAAGTTCCAAGCTGAGGCCAGAAAGGCCCGTCAGGCCGCCGAGGAAGCCCGTAGGAGGCGCAATAAGAAGATAGTGGAGGTAACCCTGCTCACAGTGGCCTCCATCCTCGGTATCGGCGTTATAGGCGCTATTGGCTACTTTGTGTATCTCGGCGTGACTGGCCAGATATAGCCCCTCCCCAAAAAAAGTTAAAAAAAATTTAACAAACTGCTTGACCATATATGTTAACTGTAGTTTAACGGTATTGTGGGGAGGTTCCCACAGCTAACCAAGGGAGAGTAAGATGGGGAATATGTTTTTCAGATTCGCAGCAGAACAACCCTACTCTGGGAAGGTGCTTTTCGATGGCGGTAAGCCCTTCTCGTATGAGCCTTGCGAAAAGTGCAACGGTCGGGGGGTTATTGATATTTATCTGCACAATGCAAATGGGCTGTGCTTTGATTGTCACGGCGATAAAGTTACAAGGTTCTGCCTTTACACTGAGAATCAAGTTGCATCGCAACTGCGCCAGATTGCCAAAGCAAAAAAGCAAAAAGATGGCCGCGCTCAAATCAATCAAGAGATTGCGGCTCTTTACGCTATCAAGCAATCTGTTCGTCAGGGCTTCTGGAACATTGCAAAGCTGCGTGAACGCACCGAGAGCGAGCATATTGGGCGGATTGGCCAGCGCATTGAAATTGACGCAACGATGATTGTTTGTATTGGGTTCGATAACTTCTATGGCACAACCTACATCAACACAATGAAGGACGCTGACGGCAATGTGTTTGTTTATAAGGGCAGCAATCGTTTAGCTAAGAATGGCGAGAAGGTTAGCGTTAAGGCCACTGTAAAAGAACACGGCGAATACAAGGGCGTTAAGCAGACTGTTGTTAATCGTCCGTCCAAAATGAAGGGATAGTAAGATGGCTATTAAAAGCAGATACAGGTTCAAGGTAAAGCAGCGTCCGAAGAAGCGTGACTGCTGGGTGCAGATTTTGGAGGGCAACAAGATTGTCCGCATTTGTAAGTTCACAACTTGCAATGCGGCGATGTATTGGGTAGAAGTAGCAGAGAGCTATCAGACTTGATGGCTCTGTTTCCTCCCTCCAGACCCCGGCGACCCCTCCCTGTTGCCGGGGTCATTTTTTGTGCTATAGTCAGGTGAGGGCGTATGTAAGTGGTGCCTACCCGTGGCTTATGGTTCAACGAGCATCGCCCTCCATTCTCTTTACCCATATGTATAGAAAAAGCCGTTTTTTATAAATGGCTACTTGTTGTATTCCGAGACATCTATCTGCCGCACTTTTGAGGCGGCCCCGAAACTTTGCTTCTGCCAGAAGGTCTTTGTATTGGCTCGCTCCTGACGCTTGCGCTTCTTTTCGCGCTGTTCCTTTTCCTTCTTGGCCTCGTCTCTGAGATACTTGCGCCAGCTCATTTCTTCAGCCCCTTGATGCCGCGCAGTCCGAAGCTGGCTGCTATTGAGGCATACATAGCCCACTGGAACCAGTCCGGCGTTGTCTCCAGCACCTGAAAGCCTCTATCCACATAGGGCTGCAATGGCGGTATGAAGCACATAGCTATGATGACGATGAACAGAATAGTCCACGCCTCATCTTTCCAGCTGTCACCGGAAGCCTGAGCCATTATCTTCTCCCAGCCAGCTTCATGCGTAGCTGCGACCTTCATTACCTCAGCCTCGGCCTCAGCCTTGGCCACCTTAGCCCTAGTCTCGGCTGCTGCCTTCTCTGCCTTGCCCTTGAGCCAGCCCCCGGCCAGTTCCGCTACCGCTGGTATCAGTGCCTGAATCATAACCTATCATCCTCTTTGCCAGTTCTATTCTAGCCTTCAGCAGATTCACCGTCTGCTCAAGGTAATCTGTCATCTCGCGCTCTGTCACCGCTTGCACCCTTGCTGTTGACATACAGGCCGAACCAAGCGGCACCAGCACCTACTATAACGCTCACAAAGCCCGCCTGAGCGTTGTTAGGCTCCGGCAGGGACATGAACCACTGGCAGGTCTGATAG